AACTGTCTTGCCCCGTAGCAAGTCTGCCAGCCAGATTTCCTCGTCCTGACCCAGCTTCAAGTCAAATGCAAAGTCGCTGTTGAACTTCATTTATTGCGCCTTCTTTGCATGGCTCTGCGAGTGTGCATGGCTGATATCGGCGGTAGCTTGTTGTTAGCCCGTGCAGTCTCGGCAGATAGTATCTTGCTCCTGATGAGTGCATCGCGTTCAACGGTCATTAACTGCGCCCTGCGTTGCTTCAGCCAAGCCTTAAACTCCTCGACTGTCATTTCTGCCGCAGTTTTCATGCCCAACTCTCCCTCACCAGCATTAACCACGTATCGAAGTCCACCTGCGCCACGTAGCCCATGCCAGCATAGTCAGCACTAATGCTGGACATTCTGACAAGGCAGTGAATGGGCTGGCGGTCATACTTCCATATCAAGACAGGCTGGCATCCAGTGGCGTCTGCCGCCGCTGTGCATTGCTCCCACCACTGCGGCTTATAGGTCGTGCCAGAGGCGTAACGCTTGGCCTCTATGCTCCAACCATCCACCCCGATAATATCGCCGTGAAGGCTGGCTCTATACTGCTCGATATCTCTCTTAACATCCTCAATACCAAGCCCATCCATAATAGCCCGACACAACTCACGCTCGAAATTAGCGCCCTTCACTCTACCGTTAGTCAATGGAACTTCTCCCCTTCGGCGGCATATGTGTCACTGGTTTGAATGCCTTGCCCGTCAGGTTTTCGGTTATCTCAGCATCTTCAAACGCATCGTCTGGGATAAGCTCGTCCAGCAGTTCCATCTGCTTGGCAAGATGCTCAGGCTCATTACAAAATTCCTTGCTCTTGGTACTCATATCCAATCTATCTCCGTATTAAATGCCTTTCCATCCCAGACAAACCACGCATAAGCGGTAGTGCCTGAGCCAGTTGGCGTTTCATCACCGCGCCACATTGTGACCCGCTTGCTAAAAACGTAAATCCGCTTGGGCTGGTTCTTCGCAAACAACTCGTTGAACCTCTTAATACCCTCAAGAAAGGCCAGCCTTAAAAGCCAGCAATGCTTTTCCACGCCCAAATCTATGGCCTGCTGGATAAACTGCTGTGCCAATTTGTACGGCGGGTTTGTAACTATATTTGGTGCAAGCCTGTTCTGCTCCATTAAGAAGTCTCGCCGCGATTCGCCGTAGCCCCAATCGTTTAAATCAGTATCCACCGTTTCATAGCCGCAATCCTGTAACACCGTGCTAATAGCACCGTTGCCGCAGGCGCACTCCCAAACCTTCCCATTAAATGTCTCAACATCTAACAGCGGCCTGATAGCCGTATCTGGGGTTGGATAGAAATCATCCTTTTGGCGGCTCATCTGTCGAATGCCTCCACCCAATCCTTTAGACCGACCTGCCCCTTAGACATCTTATATATGTCCATCATGTGCAGGCCGCTGGGTGGCCGCTTGCCATATATCCAGTTATGCACGGTGGGTTGCGATACATCCAACTGCCGAGCGAACTCAGCCTGCCGCATCCCTTTGTTTACTAACCATTCTGCCAGTTTCATTTTAGCTCCTGTTTTATGTGTTGACAGCATTACCTATAACCGTTAGTAAAGTATAAAGACGGTGATGTAAACCGAAAACTTAGTCAGGGATTATAATGAATAAATTAGACCACTACAGTCCGAGCCAGTTACTGCGCCCTATGGCCGTCTGGATGTTCCAGTATGTGTATCTGGACAAGGAACAGCGCAGGCAGATGAAGGTTGGTTATAACGCCGCTTTCGGAACGGCTGTGCATGGGGCAATACAGGCCATGCTAACTGCTGGGCTGGACTTTGAGCAGGCTATTGAGCAAGCCTATCTGTCATTTGATTTTCACGATGCACCAGCCACCGAGCCAGAAGAGAAGCGCGAGAAGTACCGCGAACTTATTGCTGATGCGGTGGAGCAGGGCATTGATTTGCTTGCAAGCGAGTACGGGGGTGCAGAAGAGGAGCAGAGGGTCGAGGTATCGCTAGACGGTGTTGAGCTACCAGTCATGGGTTACATAGACCTCTGCGCCTCTGACCGCTTCTGTGAAGTAAAGACAAAAGCACCGCGCATGGGTGCTGTAAGAAAGGACGGCTCAAGGGGCTGGACTAAGGCGGCAATACCAGCCAAGCCACAGTTCGAGCATCTGTGCCAAGTATCCATTTATCAGAAAGCTACAGGGCTAGAGCCTAACCTTGCATATGTATCTGCAACTGGCTCTGTGCTGTTTACCCCCGACAACTGTGAAGAGCTACAGCCGCAATACATGGCCTATTGCTTGGAAGAGATGCGGGGCAGAGCGATACGCCGACAGAACTTGTTGCGGGTATCGGATGACCCGAAGGTGTTGGCTGGTCTGGTAGACCCAGACTTCCAGCACCCGTTCTACTGGGGTGAGGAATTTAAGGAAGAGGCAAGAGAGTTATGGAAAGCATAAACATAAAGGAATATTTTGACACCCGCGTTGGTTGGTTTTTAGACGCGGTTAAGCAAATCGAATCAGATGATTTTGGCCTAGATGAAAAGCGGCAGTTTGATGCAATGCAAGAAGTTAAAAACCGCTTTCTTGATTCAATAAAGAAGGACATAGAGCAGGTTGTTGAAGATGATGGTATGCACGATTCATTGCTTACCTCAATGCTGTATTGGCAAAAATCGGTGTTTACCCGTCACGCCATGCCTGCACTGAAATCTGCCTCAGATGAACACAGCGTAAGCGAAAAAGATTTATATGACATGGTTTGTAACGTACATCTGTCGCTATACGAAAAGAAAGAAAAGCCAGTGACGTATGACGTTTATATGCGCTCCGTACAAGAGGTGGCCGACAATTTGTCTATTGAAGAAGGAGCAACAATACAATGAGTATATTCGCAACCATGTCACAAATCGACACTCGCAAGATTGTCGAGAAGAAGAACGGCTTTACATACCTAAGCTGGGCGCACGCTCTGCGGCTGTTAAAACAGCACGTCCCAGATGCTATGGTAACTAAGCACATTTTTAAACAGGCAGATGATACCTATCTGCCCTACATGGTGGATGCACAGGGCTATGCCTATGTGCAGGTCACTATCTTGCTGGGCAAGGATGAACCAGCCACCACCGAAATTATGCCAGTACTGAACCACGCTAATCGTCCTATTCAAAAGCCCAACAGCTTCGAGGTGAACGCCTCTATCCAGCGCTGTATGGCCAAGGCTATCAGCATGGCAACGGGCTTGGGTCTGCATTTATATACTGGCGAAGATATGCCAGCACCATCACCAGTTTCTGCTGGCTTGGACAACTCCGAGCAGAAGGCAGAGAGGGGCGCGGCATCTGGGCAAACTGTAGAAAACCGTGATGTCTTTAAAAATACCGAGCGTTCGGATGCCGCAAACACCCCCCAAAAGATAACGTCACCTTTGTCCATTGCGGATGAGGTGGCCTTATGCCCCGATATAGAGAGCCTCAAGGCGCTATATAATCGGGTGCAGTTGAAGCTGTCAGCAAGTGACAGAGAGTTATTCACCAAAAAGAAACAGGAGTTATTGAATGGCTGAATATCAGATGAAGGATATGACGGGTTCTTTATTCGTCAACGACAAGGGCGATAATGATAAGCGCCCCGATATGCGCGGCGACATTATGGTCAACGGCGTTAAGTTTAGCGTATCCGCTTGGGATAACGAGGCCAAGAACGGTAAGAAGTACCTCGGCCTGAAGGTATCCGAGTGGCAAGAAAAGCCAGCCAGCAATGGCGGCGGTCAGGCTATGGATGATGAGATTCCATTTTAATGTTTAAGCGTGATAAGAAGCGGCCAACAAAGCAATCTCGGTATCCAACAGTCGATAATTATGCCGACTGCGCCTATTGCGGAAACCGCTTCAACTATCGGTATCAGGGAACGATTACACTAGCGGGAGAGGAGTTTTGCAATGACATCTGTGCTAGAGAAAATTATCTTAAACGTCTTCGGGAAAGCGAAGAAACAATCCCGTTCGATGCACTATGACCAGCGCATTGAACACGTTGTCAAAGTCACCAGCGAAGTCACTGGCGTACCCATCTTGGACTTGCTGTCTAAGAGAAGGCTCAACGCAGACGAGCGACACATCGCTATGTATCTGTCAGTCAGATTGCTGGGTTGCTCATATCCAGAAGTGGGCAGGGCATTTGGGCGCGACCATACCAGCGTCATGTACGCCGTCAAGAAACTCGAAAACAGAGGGCGGGGCAGAACAAAGCTCACCAGAACTCTTAAAAAGGTTGAACGGTGTCTGAGCGCATGACCCTTAGATATGTTGTGCATGGTCACATCAAAAAATATGAGGAGGACGGCTGGGAGATTGTATCCCGCCTGTCCTACCCTCACAGCCAACACGCAGTGCTAATGAAGAAGGTGCAACATGACAGACCCAGTGAACCATCCTGAGCATTACACCAGCGGCAACATCGAGTGCCTAGACGCCATAAAGGCGGCGCTCGGTGATAATTACAAGTATTATGTGCAGGGGAATGTGCTAAAATACATCTGGAGATTTAACCACAAAAACGGGCTGGAAGATTTAAAGAAGGCTCGGTTTTATCTGGATGACCTAATCAAGCATGATGACCCTGCATAATAAATTTGTAGCAGACGTAAATTTATCACAAACAACATCCGGCCTCGCCGGAGAATATATAGCCGCCGCGTCAGTCCTAGCAAGGGGCTGGCGCGTTGCTTTAGCGCAACAGGACGCTGTTGACCTAGTGGCGTGGCATCCAGATACAGGACAGATGATGCGGGTGCAGGTCAAGGCTTGTCAGGCTTCTCGGCAGGGTACAGGGCATAAACATCGCGTACATTTTCAGACAGGGCTGGGCGGCAAAAAAAGACTGCCCACGATAGCCGACTATGACATTCTGGCTATGGTTTCCACTGAGCAACGTGTGGTATGGTATTTACCTGTGACTTCTATCAATACAAAGAAGTTCACCAAACACACAACATTTTTTGAAGCGCCCGACCTCGAATCAGAGAGCTGGGCGCAGGCAGTGGAGATAATAAATGAGACAAATTCCAAATCGCAGACCGTGCATCACAACAAACGTGGGCGCAGGCATGGCAGTAACCGTTAGCTTTTGCCCTCAGACGGGTGATGCTATCGAGGTGTTTATGAGTGCGCGGGGCAAGGCCAGCGATAACGAAATGACGGATGCTATGTATAATCTGGGCGTTACTGCGTCCAAGTTGATGCAGGGCGAGTTTGATGAGGCAGTCTAATGAATGACAGTGTAGACAAGCTGATAAAGCAACTGAAGAAGCATGAGGGCTTAGAGCTAAAGCCGTACAAATGCACCAGCAATAAGCTAACCATAGGCATTGGCCGCAATCTTGAGGATGTGGGCATCAGCGAGATAGAAGCAGAATATCTGCTAATGAATGACCTCGACACCTATATGACTGCCGCCAAGACCTATGGCTGGTACAACGGCCTGAACGATGCGCGTAAGGCGGTTATCGTATCCATGCTGTTCAATATGGGGCAGACCAACTTTAACAAATTCCTGAAGATGAAGCAGGCGCTCGATGTGGGTGACTTCTCTGAGGCCGCAAAGCAGATGCTGTCGAGCAAATGGGCGAAGCAAGTGAAGGGCAGGGCAGTGGAGCTGTCCAAGCAAATGGAGACAGGCAAATGGCAACCCTAATGGATGAGTGGCGGGTGCTACCCCGCCTAGCCTTCCTAGCAATGATTATAATGGCCTTCAGGGTTGTCGAGTGGTATATGACCCTGCCAGCCGCTGAAGCCACTGTGGAGCGCTCTGGCTTCGTTTCTGTGGTGGTTGGTGCGCTAACGGGCGCTTTCGCTGTATGGATAGGGAAAGAGAAATGATACAGGCACTGATACCCATTGTGGGTGAGCTTGCTGGGGGCTGGCTCAAGGGCAAGGCTGAGAAGCAGGTAGCCAAAAACAAAGTAGCCGTTGCAAAGGCTGAGGCTGAGGCAGAGGTGATGAAGGTAGCCGCCACGCATGAGGCTGGCTGGGAAAAGGTCATGGCTGAGGCCAGCAAGGATAGCTGGAAGGATGAGGCGTGGACTGTTCTGTTCATAGCCATTATCGCAATGTGCTTTATACCGCCGCTACAGCCGTATGTAGAGCGAGGCTTCGAGGCGCTAGATAAAACCCCCGACTGGTTTCAGTGGGCTATGTACGCTTCTATAGCGGCTTCCTTTGGCCTGCGTAGCCTGACCAAGCTGAGGAAGTAATGCCAGAGTGGTTGCAATATTGGCTGGTGGCTATGGTCACGCTAAACACCACCGTAAATCTGATAGTGTTTTTCGTGGGCAGAAAGTTTAAGCGCTAACAGAAAACCCCCCAAGCCGAAGCTCAGGGGGCAGTCAGGGAGGAAGAACTGACATCAGAAAGGAGTGAAAAGCTGACAGTCCTCTCTCCTTTCTACAAAAGAAAGCGCCGCAGTGCAAGTCGTAAATGGCACAACCTGCACCAGCTTGCTACCGTCAAATATCTGCACCAGCCAATCACCCTGCTTTGGGCGTTGCTTTACTTTGTGCCTGTAAGTTGTAAGCCACATCTCTAACTCCTATATAGTTTCTGCGCCACACTAGCTTATCATAAGCCCTGAGCAGTTCTCTGCTGATGGGTTGCCCCGCATGGTCAGCATATTGAAACTGCTCGTTCAAGTTCTCTATGAGGGTGTCTATCTCCCCCACAGAAAAGCGTACATCAAATCGTTTCCAGCAAATAGGCTTCATATCTATCTCCCTTTCTGGCGGCACTAAGCCGCCTTTGAGTGAATTTTCAAAAAGCTTACCTCGTCTGGGCAAACAACCTCTGGCTTTAGCCCAAGCTCTACCGCAAGGATAACGGCTTTATTAGCAAAACGGGTCGCTTTGTTAAAATAGCGCTTGGCCTTTTCGCTATGGCTGTAATGCTCGTGATAGCGGGTACTCAACTCAGCGAAATACGATGTGTAGTAAACAAGCTGTGCGATATCTTTTTCAATGCGGTTAATGATTGTCATTTTTCTCTCCTCTGACTGTGGGGATAATCCCCCTATTTTATTACTGTACGCTAAGGCAATAGGTATGTAAACCCCCTAAATGAAAATAATAGCTAATTTTTTATGGGAATATTCTGGACAGTATCAGAACCACGATAATCATAAACACGGAAATGCCAGCAACTACCGCCGTCCATGTAAAGACTTCCTCACGCTTTCTGCGCCTCTCAGCCTCTTCGGCTATGCGCTGTTTGCGGATTTGCCCTTCCAGCCGGACTAGCTCGTTCCAAGCCTGCGGGTTGATGGACAGCATATAGAGCCGTAGCTCTTCCCGCTGTTGCTTTACCTTCTTGAGAGCCGCCCAAGTCTCCAGCGCCTCTTCCTCAGCAGACCTGCCGAACCGCCTGCCCTTAGCCTTGCCGTGAGCCTTCTCGATATCGTGGCAAGCACCCATCCATCTGGATACGTCCTGAGCCATTGTCTCGATTTCTCTCCCTGCCGCAAAGCCCCTCTTGATAAGCCCAAAAGCGGTGCTGGCTAGGGCTATGGTGGCGGGGTCTATCATAGCGGCCTACTTTATCAGGAGATTGTCTAGCTTGTCCTCTATGCGATTGAGGTGTTGCATTACCTGCCCCATGTCCTCACGCACATCATCCCGCCGAGCATAAGTCTCGCGGGTCTGATTGAGCAGTATCTGGATTCGTTTGACCTCGCCATACAACTGCTTGAACGCCCACAATGCAGGGGCAACAACCAGTGTCAGGACGATGTTCCAGAACATCATTGCATCTCCGCCCATCTATAGCTCCGCAGGCCAATCATTGATTGGTGCGTTGCCTGTGGGATTGCCATCAGCGTCCACTGGCGTATCGTGCAGTGCCAAGAAGGCGCTGTGAGAGTT